GGAAGTTGTAGATGTACCGGAAGTTGTACCGGAAGTTGTAGATGTACCGGAAGTTGTACCGGAAGTTGTAGATGTACCGGAAGTTGTACCGGAAGTTGTAGATGTACCGGAAGTTGTAGATGTACCGGAAGTTGTACCGGAAGTTGTAACTGAAGTTGTAGTTGTACCAGAAGTTGTACCGGAAGTTGTAGATGTACCGGAAAGTAAAGATACAATTATTCTAGACACGGATACTGTTTTAATGTCTATCAATAAGGAAACTAACTATTTTAACATTATAGTAAAAGAAAATAAAAGTGAAATTTACGATAAAACGGGGTATAATGATTTTTTAGAACACTTTAAAACCACATGGCTAAATATAGAAAAAGAAAAATTGTTTCTTTACTTATTTGTTCAGTTTAGAGGAACAAAAGATTTTGATTTCCCACTAGATTCTTATATAGAGTTAATAAATTGTATTAACTCTATTAATACAATAATTAAAGAACATTGTCACTGTATGTGTATTTTAACAAATGTCCAAGACGGATCTTCCAAATTAAAAACCCGTTTTGATTATTTAAAAAATTCAATTAAAATAGTTAGACCACTTTTTTTAACAGATAAAGAAGATCATGCACAAAAGTTTCTTAAAACAAATAAATTATAAAACATTTTAATTTAGAAAAGACCCTAGAAGTGGCCATAAAGTCATTAACATGGCTATGAGTGCATAGGCCATAGTAGCACCCCAAAAAACGTTCAAGAATGTTCCAGTACATTCTTGAGTTGCGGTACACCCATCTGGTTCTTGTGCTAGCTTAAGTCTTTGTAACAATGCAAAGGTAGACCAAAAATAAACTGTCAACCAAACAAGAATAATCCATTGAATTAACGAATCGTACTTAAGTATGTTAAACATTTGTAAAGATTGAGGTAAAAAAGAACCAGACCCCGTCATATATTGCATTCTTGACGGCATTCCATACATTTATTATTAGAAAATATTTTAATTTATTTATTTTCTAACCAAAAGTCTTTTAGAGTGAACTTTTTAATTTCACTCAATTTTTTTTGAACTTCTAATTGTTTGTTTGTTAGAATTTTAATATGTTCTTCTGTAAAAACATGTATTTTCATATCAGTGAGGTATGCATAACTTTCTTCAATTTTTGGGTATTTTTTAATTTCTAGTTGGTTGATTATAAATGCATGTGGTTGTCTAAATATTTTAATATTTTCGTAAATGACGTCATTTACGAAATTTATTTTTGATGTTACTAATTCTAATTCTTCTGTTAGATTTTTAATTAAATGAATCTGTCTTTTTAGATAAAAAGAATTTCTAATATTCCAGAAATGAAAAAGAATTTCTTCTGCAGAAGACATTTTAACTATTTCATTCTTTTCATTAAAAACATACATGTTTTTTCCTGAAATATGAGACACCAGTTTTAGTTTTTTCTCAAATTCATTTCCTAACTTTAAATCAAGGAGAGTATTTATAGGAAATTTCAATTCAAAAAGGACAGATGTATCTGATGAATTATTTTTATAAGAAAATATAACTCCATCAATTTCAAGTTTATCTAGATAAATTTTGTAATCTTCGGTCCATGTCCCAATTGGAAGTTCTTTTATAATCACAGTATTTCCTTCAATACTGTAAACTCCATGTGATGTCCACTTGTTATCTTCTACTTTAACTATTTTTCCTGTAAATCCTTTGTACCATGGAGTAAGTTCTTCTATTTCATAATCTGCATCTTCTACTAATTTAAACAATCGGTCTTTAAGATCATCTGGATTAAAACACGGGATATCCGTTGAGAATCCAGTTCCTATACCCTTTGCACCATTTATTAAAATTAAAGGTAGATTTGGTACATAAAATCTAGGTTCAATACTAAACCCGTCGTCATCTAAATATTCTAATAGATTGAAGTCACTTGAATTAAACAATTCTTTAAAGTTTTTAGATAAATTTGTATAAATGTACCTCGGACTTGCTGAATCTTTCCCACCAAAAAGTCTACTTCCAAATTGTCCTATAGGTTCTAAAAGATTCATATTATTAGATCCAACAAATGTTTGGGAAAGATTTATAATCGTATCTTGAAGACTCGCTTCTCCGTGATGATAACTTGAAACTTCGGATACGTATCCAGATAACTGAGAAACTTTAATTTCTGCATGTAAATTTTTTTTAATACATGCATAAATAACTTTTCTTTGCGATGGTTTCAATCCATCTACATAACTTGGAATAGATCTGATATTATCAGCTATAGAAAATAGTGAAAGTTCACCATTTATTAGAGTTTTTATATTGACATTAGATACAGTATAATCTATCGTCTCAGAACTTTTAATTCTTTCTAGAATCCACTTTTTTCTTGCATCAGACTCTGTCTTAGCAAATCCCAGATTTAGATAATAATCATCTTCATCAGATGTATTTTTATAATTCAGTGTTTTCATTTCTTTGAAGTATTCTTTTGCTTCAGTTGTAGTACTTGTACCAAGTCCTTTGTAGTATTTTATTTTAAAACCACTTGTTTTATTTGAGTGTTTCCATTTATTATAATCAGAGATATTGTAGAAGGGTAAAACACTACTTCTACCTGTTACTTTTACAATTGGTGTGATAAGAGAAGATACGAAGTCAAGTTTTAATAGTTCTGGCCAACTATGGCCTATAAAATTAACTAGAAGACCTTTAATGTGAAAACCATCTGTATCTGCATCAGTCATAATAAGTACTTTTCCATATCTCAATTCTGATACACATTTGTATTTTTTACCAGTTTGAAGTCCTAGAATCTTTTTAATATTATTAATTTCTTCATTATTTGCAAGTTGTGAATAAGTGGCTGTTCTAGTATTCAACAGCTTACCTCTTAGAGGGAAAACTCCATAGTGATCTCTTCCAACAACTGATAGACCTGATATAGCGGTAGCCTTTGCGGAATCTCCTTCGGTAAAAATTATAGTACACAACTTAGAATCTTTTGTACCTGCTTTATTTGCATCATCTAGTTTATTAATGATGACTCTATTTGTTTTTTTGCCATCGGTTTTTTGAAGACTTTTCTTTTCTTTAGCTTCAGCTAGACACAGAATAGTTTCTACAATTCCAATTTTCATTATTTGGGATATAAATTCATCCGAAGCTACAAATTTTGATCCGAATTCTGATATTTTTGTTATATTTTTATCTTTTGTTTGTGAGGAATAGCTTGCATTCTCAATGAAACAATTTATGAAAACGAATAAGTTTTCTTTTATGTAATTTGGTTTAATAGTTAATCCTTTATTTTTTTCTTGAATAAGTTCAGTAAGTTTTTTAACCAATGGATTTATAATGTGATCCACATGAGAACCACCATCTACAGTATTGATTCCATTTACAAATGAAACACATTGAAATACTCCTTGTGATGGTGCAATTGCAACTTTCCATCGCTCAGTTTCTTGAATAGCCCTGGGAAACATTTTTTTAGAGCCTATAAAGACAGAGACGTAGTCTGAAAAGTCTTTGATTGACAATTTTTTACCATTTAAGAAAATATCAACTGTCTTAGGTGTAATAGCACAGACATCAAATACTCTTTTTACTAATATATCAAATGTATCATCGGAAATACATTTGACTCCAAATTTTTCAAAGTCAGGTTTAAAAGTTATTTTTGTATAATCTTTAGTAGATTTAGAAATTACAGGTTTTCCTATTCTACTAAGATTTTCTTCAAATGTTTGGATGTATTTTTTACCATCTTTTGAAGTTTCCACTGTAAAACTCTTAGAAAATATTGCAGTGAGTTTTGCACCAAGACCATTTAAACCGCCCGTCGTTTTCTTAACAGAATCGTCGTAGTTACTTGAAGTTAATAGATTTGCAAAAATTAATTCCGGGATATAGATATTATACTCCGGATGAATTTCTATAGGAATTCCAGAATCGTTGTATACAGAAATAACTTCTTCAGAAATTTCTACCTTTATAGTTTTAACACATTTACTACGCTGGACTTCATCTATAGCGTTAACTAGAATTTCATCAAAAATTTTATAGATACCAGGGTTCCATTTACATGTTTTAAAAACGGCTGTATTTTCTTCCAAATCAACAACCCATGTTTCTGATGTAGTACATTTTGTATCTCCTATGTACATTCCAGGTCTGGCTATCACATGTTCTATTTGTGAATATTTTTTGTATGTTTCAGCCATGATTTCATATTAGTGAATAATTTTATTTTTTATACTGATTATTTTTTTGCAATAAAAGTACATTTTAATTTTTTAATTAATCCAGAGATTTGCTCTTCTGTTCTTACACCAGCAAATTGTTCTTTAACTTTTTTATAAAAAACGAATGTGTGAGGTACAGCATAAATTTTATTTTCTATAAAAAATGATTCAAAATTTATATTATCTATAGAAACATTATAAAATATAGAATTTGGAATAGATATCAAAACTTTTTCTAATTCAATACATGGAATACACCATTCGGCTCCCATTTTAATAAAAACTACATGTTCTCCAAAATCAATTGCTGTAGTAATACTAGTATAAGTTTCTAGATCCTTAATTTCGTTTCTCATTTATATTTATAAATATATTATTTTTTAAAGTGTATTTTAAAAGTTTTTATTAAAATTAAAATAGATTAATAATATATATGAGTTTCTTAGAGTTTTATGATATGAGTAAAGAAAATATACTATACTCCTTATTAATTTTTGGAGGTGTTTACATAATTCTATCTTCTTTAAGAAAAGAAGAGAAAGGTAAATATAATTTATCAATTTCTATATTTACTGGATTTTTATTTAGTTTATTATTTTCATTCTTAACATTTCCAACTGATAATTTAGATACTTCTAATTTCTGGGGATAAAATAACAATTTTTAAAATATATCAATTATAACAATGTCACTCAATTTATCAAAATTTAATCCTAAAAAAATAGAAGAAAGACGTATATCTGGAGCAGGGCCTCCGACATGTGTTTTTATAGGAAAAAGAGGAACTGGAAAAAGTACATTAGTTGCCGATATTCTTTATTATATGCGTCGGATAAAAGCTGGAGTTGCGATTTCTGCAACAGAAGACGGAAACGCGTACTATTCAAAATTTATACCGGATATTCTTATACATTCTGAATATAAACCAGAAATAATACAACAGGTAATAAATAGACAAAAAAAAGTAATTAACACTGATACTAAAACACCAGATGGTGATGTTTTTGTTTTATTAGATGATTGTATGTATGATAAAAAAATGGTTAGAGATACAAACATAAGAGGTATTTTTATGAACGGGAGACATTGGAGAATTACATTCATGCTTACGATGCAGTATTGTATGGATTTACCTCCAGATTTAAGATCTAATATAGATTACGTATTTATTCTTAGAGAAAATATAATTCAGAACCAGGAAAAAATATATAAAAATTTCTTTGGAATTTTTCCCCAGTTTAGTGTATTTCAAGATGTTCTTAATAGCTGCACAGAGGGATATGACTGTCTAGTTTTAGATAATACATCAAAAAGTAATAATATACAAGATTGTGTTTTTTGGTACAAAGCAGTTCCCGATAGAAAATTTAAAATAGGAACAAAAGACCTATGGAAATTTTGTAAAAAAAATTATGATGAAAAGCGTGCAAAGAATACAGAAACTGAATGTGATAAAAAAATGATGAAAAAAAAGAATTCAGTTAGTATCTTAGTCAAAAAAATTAAGTAATATAAGAATAATATTTATTTTTAAGTATCATGGATATAATTCAAAACTTGTTAAAAATACCTCAATATGAACAACGTTCTAAAGAATGGTTTAAACAGCGTGAAAATAAATTAACAAGTTCAGATGCAGCTACTGCACTTGGTATAAATCCATATCAAAAATCTCATGAAGTTTTGTTTAAAAAATGCGGACAAGATTTGAAACCATTTACAGGAAATGTAGCTACTCTACACGGTCAAAAATATGAAAACGAAGCTATAGAAAAATATTGTAAAATTACTAATAGAGTTAATTACAATTTTGGTCTTATATCTTACGAAAATGTGTATAATAGTAAAGAATATTACTGGCTGGCTGGATCACCGGATGGAATAGCTATTGATAAAAATGATAGTAATTCTAAACCTATTCTATTGGAGGTTAAATGTCCTTATAGACGAGTAATTAAAATGGGAGAAATTCCTGATTATTATTTTCCTCAAGTTCAGCTCAATATGTTTATATGTAATCTAGAAATAGCTGATTTTATAGAATATAAACCACCATACGAGATTAATATAGTTAGAATTAAAAGAGATGAAAATTGGTTGAATGAAAATCTTAAGAAACTAGAAATTTTTTGGAAAGAGGTAGAATTTTATAGACAAAATGATATTAAAAAACATCCAAAATTTCCTATTAAAAAGGTTACGTTAAATTTAAAAACAAGTTCAAATTTAATCACGGATCCAGATGAAGATTCTGACGATTCAGAATTATTTAAAGAAATACAAATACAAGATAATATTAAATAAAAGTTTTAATTGTAATTATAATGTTTTAGTATAATTGAACAATGATTTAAAAGATAGATATATACTTTATTATAATGGGTATTAGAGGCCTAAACAATATGATTAAAAAATATGCACCTGAATCAATACTTTTTAAAAGTATTAAAAGTTATTCGGGGTCAATTGTAGCAATTGATTGTAGTATACTTTTATACAAATTTAAATACGCATCAAAAGATGAGAATTCTCATCTGGTTGGAATAGTTAATAGAATTAAATTCTATTTAACAAATGATATACTTCCGGTTTTTGTGTTTGATGGATTTCCGATTGAAGCAAAGAAAAAAACAATTCAAAAAAGAAACGACACTAAAGAAAAATTGTATGTAAAACTTGATGAATTAAAATTAAAAGTTTCTGAAATAGAAATAAACGAAACAGAAAAACAAGAAATTAATCAAGAAATTATAAGAGTTTCATCTCAAATTATTACAATTAAGAAATGTCATATTGATGAAGTTAAAGAATTATTGGATTTATCTGGGATACCTTATTTCTTTGCACCAGATGACGCAGAGAAATATTGTGCATTTCTTCAAAAAAACGGTTTAGTTGATTATACTGTAACAGATGATACAGATGCTTTAACATTTGGATGTAAAAAAATTTTGAAAACATCTATTTCTAAACTTATTGAAATAGATACAGATGTTGTATTGGAAAAATTTGGTATGACAATGGATATGTTTATAGATTTTTGCATTTTATCTGGTTGTGATTATACAGAAACAATAAATCAAATAGGTCCAGTTACTTCTTTTAATCTTATAAAACAACATGGAACTATAGAAAAAATTATTAAATGTATAGATTCAAATACAGATGGGTTTCAATACAATGTTGCAAGAAAAATTTTTTCAGAATTTGACTATACAATTCCAGAAAAGGTCGGGATTAAAAGAGTTGATAAACTAAAATTGATAGATTTTTTAGAAAGTAAAAATTTTAAAGAAAATGTTATCGTTAAATTTCTAAAAGTTTTAATTTTTAATTAAAAAAAATTTATTTTCTTTTATATTTATAAATATAAATGGGTGGTATGTACGATGATGAAGAGATGTATTTTGGCGATAATTACGACGACGATGAAGATTACGAAATGGAATTTGGTCGGCGCAAGAAGAAGCGCAAGAAGTGCCGCACAAAGAAGTGCCGTCGTGCAAGAGCCCGTCGTTCTCGTAAATATATAAACCTCAAGGGTCGCACTATAATGGTAAAGGGTCGCAAACGTAAGATTTACCGTGGTAAAAACGGTGCTTTGTATTACCGTACTCGTCGCGGTAAAACTTACATCAAGGGTCGTCCACGTTGGAGACGGTCGCGTTTCGGGGAAAGCTCAGGTGGTAATGAGTTCGGACTCCGGAGCACTGTCTGTGGTGAAGGGCAGATGATGAACCCCGCGTGGGCTAGAGGAAGAAAAGGAACAAGACCGTGTATTAAAACCAAGGTCAAGGTTACTAGAGCGATGTTGCAAGCAATCGCTATAAATAACGACGTTAATATTTATAAAATGCGTAGTAATGGAACACCCGGTAATGTAATGATGTCTATGAGAGGTCTTAAATATAGACTAACTAAAGCCGGTGTTGATTGGAGAAGTCAACTTGGACTTCCACCAGTTGCGGGCGGGGGCGGTGGAGGCGGTATGATTGGACCTATGCCATTGGATACAAAGAAATTTTATGGTCCATTCGGTGGACCTAACACAGATGGAGTCGGTGGTCCTTTAGATACTGACTACTATGCCCCCATTGATATTGCTCCTGGTCCCGGCATGACCCCTGCTGGGTGGAAATATAATGCCGATGGCTATCGCGGAGGAGGACTTTACAAAGACATTGCAGGTCTGGCTGCCGCTCCAGATTTTGTTGCATCTGGTGGCTTTGTAGGAAGTAGAGCTGGATATTTATTCAAGAATGGTCCTCAGGGACAGGGTTATTATAAAGTTGATAATTATTAAAAAATATTGTATTTATAATGTGTATGTAAATTAATAATATTATATATAGATTTAAATTATATAATATTATTAAATGAATCCGTTGACAGTTTGGTTTCATTCTACAAATAAATTTACTAAAAAGGATTCGGATAATATAACTCATTTACTCTTGGATGGAGGAATTTTGGATATATCAAACGATTATGATATATTTCAAAGTTTGTATGCTAAGTATATAAAACAAAAAAATTGTATAGTGGAGAAAAAAACTAAATTCTTTAAATTCTTCATAGATTTTGATCTTCTAACTGAAACTATAATAGACGAATGTGTTTATATTAAATGTATACAAGAAGTTTTATATGAAATATATAAAATTAAAGAACTTAAATGTATAGTTACAACAGCTGATAAATTTTTAAATGTTGTTAAAAATGATAAACAATATTATAAACAAGGATTTCATTTTCATTGGCCTGAAATAGTTGTAGATAATGAAACTGCATTAGACATTAGACATAATATTGTCACTAGTCTAGTCACTATATTTGGTAAAATTGAATATTTCTATGATTCATGGAATAATATAATAGATGAATGTGTTTATAAAAAAAACGGACTTCGTCTAATTGGTTCAGATAAATGTCACATTTCCGATGGTAGAAAACAGTATGAAAACCGAGTTTATATATTGAAGTCTGTTTATATTTCCACGGAAAAAAATGAGGAATTGTTTGAAATGTATAATTCAAATGTATTAGAATTAGTAAAAGATACCAGTATAAGAACTAATTGTGATTCTATAACTAAGTATTCAAATTTAAATCATTATGAAGAAGTACATTTAAATAATAATCTCTCTTCTTTTTTTAATGTGTTGCACGGAGATGATCCTTTAAATATTGAAATTAAAAAATTTTTTAAAAATCACTCAAATGGATACCGTGTTGAAGACATAAG